TCACATCGGTATGATGTTAAAGATGCCGCAGCATTCAAAGGTAATCAAGTTACCGCTGGGCTAAAAGTATCATTCTAATTTACAATTCTATGTAGGGTTTCGAGGGGTTTCCTGAATAACCCCTCCTTCAAAAAGGAGAGAATATGAAAGTATTCGTACCTGTATTGTTGTTAGGTAGTGCAATTTCTATTTTATTATTGACCACTGTTTTAAATCTACCTAATACTTATTTTTTACCCGTATCTGTGCCATATAGTAGTTTAACTAAACCTGTCAAAAAACAGGCAGATTGTTTGGCTCAAAATATTTACTTTGAGGCTGCTCATGAATCAGATGAAGGTAAAGTTGCGGTTGCAATGGTAACATTGAATAGAGTTATTTCTGGTAAGTATGCCGATAACATTTGTAATGTGGTCAATCAAAAGACCAATAACACTTGCCAATTTTCTTGGGTATGCGAATCGGTAAATAAAAATAAACTCTTGACAATTACAGACACTATGCTGTATAATAACATACGTGAACTGGCAGTGAGAGTTATGATGAATTATGGTGTTATGGATGATGTGACAAAAGGCGCAACATATTATCATGCAGACTATGTAAATCCTAATTGGGGTTTACCTAAAACTACAAAGATAGGTCGTCACATTTTCTATAAGAAACGTGGTGATTTGGAAAATAAAACAAGGGAGTTAATTCTATGAAACAGGCAGATTTATTTTTAATATGTTTCACTGGTATGTTTGTTGGTGCATTAATATGTTGGACTGGATATATTTCGAATGATCGTATATTAATGTCGAAAAATATTGAGCAGGCTATTACGAAAGGTGTTGATCCACTTTCTATCAAGTGTGCTTATACGACAAATCCAGATGCAATTTGTATTACGTATGCTATGAAAAAATAAGGAGATATTATGAGTATTAAACAAATGACTATTAACCAAATCACGAATCCAGAAGATCAGGCTAAATTGCTTGGTGTTTTGCGTGAATGCTCTGCATCCCTAACAAGGGCTTCAGCAGAAAAAGATTTGGTTAAAGAGGCTGTTGCTGATGTGTGTGTTACATTAAACTTGCCTAAGAAAATTGTTAATCGAATGGTAAAAGTTTATCATAAACAAAATTATGATGAAGAAGTTGCTGTTCATGAGCAATTTGAAACTCTGTATCAGACGATTGTGAAGTGATGGCAACCAAAGATGAAATGCGTGAGTTTGCGAAAGCAATTGAAAAGATTGTTGCTGAAACTGAATATAATCATATCGAAGCCATAGTAGAGTATTGCAATGATACAGGACTTGAGTTGGAACTTGCACCTTCATTGATTAATACAAATCTAAAAGCCAAGATTGAGAGTGATGCACAAGATTTAAATTTGCTACCTAAAACTGCAAGGCTACAATTTTAATTTATTATGACTGGTTATGAAGCTTTTTGTTTATATAATTCTCTGAAATTACATTTCTCGACTGATTCGTATGATTACTTTAAGTATCAAGGCAAGTCTAGAGTAACCATCGACTCTTTCGAGAATCGTAAGGATAAGTATTTTTTCTATAAGCTTTCCCGGAGAAATGAGAAGGAAGACTATGTAGAGTTTTTAGTCTCCAATTTTTTATATGATGAAACGATGTGGGTAGGTAAATTACTTGAAGAAGAAGCATTGACAAGACACCGTGAGAGAATGAAAGTGCTACAATCCATGACATATACTTTTACTAATGATTGTAAGCATATGTTAGAGGATTGTAAGCAGCCAAATGATTTGTTAATAACAACGGGTGAATATCCTAAGTTATTGACAATGACTTTGCAGAGAGAGGTAACCCTTGAAACATTCTGCATTCTTAATTCACTGATGAATTTCTTACCGATGTGGACAAAGAGAATTGATGATACCATTCGTTGGCCAGGTATTAAACGAAAAAGTATGAAATATTTGCCACATATTAAATTTGATTGTGTTAAAATGAAAGCAATCTTACTGAAAGAGATGAGTCTAAAATGATTACCAAGATTTATTTGGATATGGATGGGGTTCTATGTAACTTTGAAAAACGTTATGCAGAACTGTATGAATAAACTTCTGATTTGTCTAAGAATAAACAAAAGCAATTGTTCAAGGAAAATTTCTTCAAATTTATTCTTGCTGGCGAATTCCGAAATTTGGAATGGATGCCAGGTGCTGAAGATATGATTGCATTAATTAGAAGCTATCCTATTAAAGTAGAAATACTAACCTCATCCGGCGGCATGAATTTATATGATGAAGTAAGAGAACAAAAAGAAGAATGGCTTAAAAGCCATGGTATTTTTTACCGACCAAATGTTGTTCCTGGTAAAAGATACAAATGTATGTTTGCATCACCAGGACATATTATAATTGATGATACACTTGATGTGATTACCAATTTTAATGAATGTGGTGGAGTAGGTATACATCACACAGATGCAAATTTAACTATGGAAATATTGAAAAATTTGATGGCAGAATGACTAAATATATTCATATTATGTATCATGTGGATAAGACGCAATATAATTTTAAACTAATATACGAGGTAAAAAATGAGTTCATTTGCAAATCTAAAGCGTGACCGTAGTTCGTTCGATAAGCTGACCAAAGCAATCGAAGCAACAACCCAAAATGCAGAAGCCGGTTCTAAGAATGATGACCGTTTCTGGCAACCCAGTGTAGACAAAGCAGGTAACGGAATGGCAGTTATTCGTTTCCTTTCAGCGCCATCTGTAGACGGTGACGATGCTCTTCCTTGGGTTCGTGTATTCTCACATGGTTTTCAAGGTCCTGGTGGTTGGTTCATTGATAACTGTTTGACCACTTTGAATGAGAAGTGTCCAACATGTGAACATAATTCCCTACTCTGGAATTCCGGTATTGAAGCAAATAAAGAAATTGTTCGTAAGCAGAAGCGTAAACTTTCTTACATGGCTAACATCCTTGTCGTTTCAGATCCAAGCAATCCTGATAACGAAGGTAAGATTAGGCTTCTGAAGTTTGGTAAGAAAATCTTCGACAAGCTTACTGAAGCAATGAATCCTGAGTTTGCTGATGAGACACCTATTAACCCATTTGATTTCTGGGAAGGTGCTAACTTCAAAATGAAGATTCGTAATGTTGAGGGTTATCGTAATTATGATAAATCTGAGTTTTCTTCAAAGTCTGCATTATTTGAAGGAAATGATGAAAAAATTGAAGACATATGGAATAAAGAATATTCTCTGAAAGAGTTTACTCAGAAATCTAATTTCAAATCATATGATCAGTTGAAAGCCCGTCTTGAAAAAGTTCTTGGTTTGACTGAAGCAGTTTCTATCAGAACAAAAGCAGTGGATGATATTGCTCCTTGGAATGATCAAGCTGAATCTGTTCTTAGTAAGAAGTCTGTAGTTGCTGATGATGAAGATATGAATTACTTTAATAATCTAGCAGAACAGAAGTAACACTTAAAACACGCCCTTCAGGGTGTGTTTTTTTATTCACTAGCTAAATCAGAGGCATGCATTTGTAGGCGTAGTGGATACAATTCATCATTATATGGACTTTCCATTTTTGTATTGCTTTTCTGTGTTGCATTAGCTGCCGCACCAACTGCTGCTGTTGTTCCTGATGTTGTTTCAATTAGGGCACTAAGCAGTGCTACCATCTGGTCATAGTATGAAGCGACCTTTGTTTCTTCTTCTTTGGTTTTTGGAGGAGATATTTGTTCAATACGTTTACCTAAAGCTGCTTGTATATTTGCTGAACTAATGCTTGCTTTATTTCCAGCACTTCCGCTATAGAAAGATTCTGAACCTGTGCTGATTTGACCATTTTTTAATGCCATTCCAGCTGGAACGGGTAAAGCTGCCCATTCTTTAGCTAATGCGAGTTGCTGAGCTATGGGATCATCACCGGCGCCGGCAATTCTTCGTTGTGCTAAATATGTTCCAATTTTGTCTTGGGTTTCTTTATTGAATATATCATCACCCGATATAACTTTGTTGGCTAACAGACCAGCTAAAGTTTTTGGTATAACTTGATATGCGCCGGCAGCAAAAAACTTACCTTGTGATTGCTGTCTAAGAACTTCATTTACTGTCATGCCGGTAAGATCATCTATTATTTTTGATACGCCCGCTGTACCATTATTTACAATATTATAATTTCCTCCAGATTCCCCCTTCTTGATTAATTCAAGAAGGGAGTCATTTGTGTTTGTAGAATAAACTCTACTTGCCGCATTGCGATCTACTGCGGCAAGTCTAGCATTTCTTTTGTCATCAATTGTTTTGTGTCTGCCGCTTGATACTAAATTTTGATTCGATCCATTTGGATTTGTACCAAGAGTTTTTTGAATTTCAGTATATCTTTTTTCTGCGGCTGCTAGTGTTCCTTCTGCCGTTGTTTTATTAAATTTGGCGTTTTCTAATTCTCTCTGTTGCACTGAAGTCAGTGTGGCCGCCTGACCAATTTTTTCTAATTTTGCAATGTAATCACTATGGACATTGATAGATTTTTGACTTTCATTTATTGCTTTAATAGCATCTTTAGCATCTTTTACAGCGTTATATTGTTCTTCAGTGATATCACCACCATCTAAAAGTTCTTTTAAATCTTTATCATCAAAATCCATCAAATATTGAATAACATCATAAGTTATAAGGCCGGCTGAAATTGCTACTCCGATTGGGCCAAGAACTGACCATAATACTCTTCCTGCTCCTTTTGCAGCTAAGCTTGCCGCAGTACCTGCTGCGCTTTGAGCTGGGCGGCGCATTAGCGCAGATATTTGGCGACCTCCTTTTCCTACCGGCGCAGATGCCGCAGGCGCTGGTGCCGCAGGTATTCCTGCCACACCTCTTCTTCCGCCCATGCCACTCAATATGTTGGCCGCACCCATTCCTAACATGGCCGCCGCCACTCCTGCTGCCATTGCTGCCACTTCTTTCAGCATTTCTTCAAAATATAACTTTCCATGATCAAAAAAACTTTCGGCATATATGTTAAATTTATCAAAAGCATCTTTAACATAATCTACCATTTCTCTGAAAATTGTAGTACCAAAAAGATTATCTGCTTTTCCTGCGATATTTGAAGCGCCGGCTCCTAAACCTTTAAAACTATCGCTTATACCTTTTCCTAAACTTTCAAAATTTATTGACTTTGATAACTGATAAATTAAATAACCAGCACCAGCAGCAAGTAATAAACCTATAGGACCCATTGCAGATAAAGCGCCGCCGACAATAGAAAATATTCCTCCACCAACTGATCCTAATAATCCAGCTATACCACTGATGATTGATCCGCTGACACTCATTAATCCACCACCCAATGATCCTAATCCTCCCAACAAACCACCTAAAATTGATCCTCCAGAAGATCCACTATCTTCTTTAATTTTAGTCTCTTTACCCTTAAGCATATTTGACGATACGGATTTTGATGGTTTGCCTCCCCAAATTGTTACCATCTTCTGCATATTCAAACGCATCAAATTCATATCTTTAGCCATACCAGGAATATACTTGGAAGAAGATATATCACTGGTTCTTTCGACCTTTGAGTTTTTAGAACCCGCACGGTAAGGTTTACCAAACATACGTTCAGTTATGGCACCAGTGATTCCAGACTTAGGCAAATAATTCCTAATGTCCGATTTTTCTTTCGCTCTTTCACCTGCGCCTGTGAGGAAAGCAGCCATCAAGCCCTTATCTTTTTTAAGTTCTTGACGGAATATTTCTGCTAGTCTGGATTCTTTTGCCATGTCTTACCTTTTATTTGCTAGTTTTTGTTGTTCTACTCTTTGTCGCTCTTCTTCTAAGTGATTAATAAGCAACGTTATATAAATCTCTCTTTCCCAAGGTATCATATTTTCAAGTTCAGTTAGACTATATTTGTGGTGCTGCATTAGTGCAAAGTTAGTCTTAAAGTAATTACCTAGAGTATCATGACAAAACATTATCCGAAAAAATCTTGGGTTCCCTCCAATGTAATTGTCTCATGATAATTACATTTTTTGCAAGTATAATCTACGTCTTTTTTAATCTTTGGCATCGTATCAAAAAACACACGAAGCTTTTCTAAATCTTTTTGCTGAATGTTGTCAATGAATTCTTCAAGTTCTTTTTCGGTCACATCTTTAATGTAATACATGTTTTCTTTATCATAGATGTAATCGATACACTTGTAGATCATGCTCATGATTGCTTCACTCTCAGACTTACCTACCATACTTTTCATCATTTCAAATGTTGGATACTTCATCATTAGTCCAACATTATCTGTCAACTGAATTTTCTTGGTATGCTCAGGAAAGAACGTTGGAGTTATTTCTAATACATTAATCACAATTTCATTAATTGTATCACACTTTCTGCTTTCTCCGTCTGCACTCTCAATAGCATTGTTACACTTGTATTTCAAATTCACAACTTCAGATACTGATCTAGCACGAAGATTCATGAATAGGAACTCAATATCAAATACAGGTAATTCATCCACATTGATATCACTTAACACACAGTTCTTTAATACTTGCCTAATAACTTTCACTGTTTCTTGTGGATCAGTATTCTCGGTATTCATCAGAAACAATTTCTGCTCTTTTACTAAGAATGGTCTAAAAGTCACTTTCTCTTTTGTTGAAGGCAATTCAACAGAATAAACAGGCACGTCAATTTTTGGTAACATAGTCTCTCCAGTATATTAAAAAATTCTCTTTAGTGTAGCACCCAATTGATCAACTTGTGATCCTAATACTTTACTGATAGGAACACCAGCAACTGCACCACCAAACAATGCACCTGCCGCAGCACCGATATCATAAGCTCCATCGTATATAGTTTTGAATCTCTGATAAGTAAATTGCACTGATAGTCTATGAAAGCTATCTTCAGACCAACTCAGTGGCTGTGCTGAGATTGATATTGGAAAAGCATCGACTAACTCTACTGCATAAATCTGTTTGATAAAATCATCGTATTGAATGATCTTAATGTTTGTCATGTAACCTTCACCCATACCACCATTGCCTTTTGCGAAACGGACGTTGTTTGTATCAGTAGGAACGATTGCTTCTAGCCAACGATCAAATAACTTTCTTTCATAGAAATCATTTGTGCAAATGAAATTCAATGTGGTTTCTGTATACTGTGCCAGAAATGGAACTTTAAATGTTGGACCATAAATCGAAACGTCTGCTGTTTGGAGTGATTTGCCTGGTAATTCCGCACTCTCACATTGCAAGGCTAGATATCTTGTTATATCAGCATTAGCACCAGCACCGCCAGTCGTATTAGCAGCAAACAGAGTGTTTGGTAAATTCAATAGTTTTTCTAGAATACCACTTTCAACAAATTGGTTGATATAAGATGGTATTGGCAAAATGACTTGGAAACGACTTGGCTTTGCAAGCCCTTCTTTTGCTTTTATGTTTGATAGAAATAGTGATGGTAAAAATGACATTAGAATTTTTTCCTTGAATCCGACCAAACTTTTCCGGTCGAAGCTTTTTCGAATCTTTCAACAGGAAGCATTACTGCAATATCCCATTCATTAGCTTGAATCTCTAAAAATCTAGATTGCACATGATTTGCCAGATATCTTTTAATGCATGGTGTTGCTTGATACGCTTTTGATGCACTGCTTAGCAATCCATAACTTAATCTCAGTTTGGTTGAAGCATCATAATTTTTATTGGAAGCATAATTGCTTAACTTATCTAAAAGTAAGATTCGTTGCTTTGGGTGAATATAGTGCAAGTTCAACCCTAGAAAACCGTCTCGGTATTGTTCTATTGGTATAACCAAAGGAAACCTATCGTAATATGGCAACGAATCTTTTGTTTTTGGATCATAGAAAAAGAAAAACATACTTCCAATAAATTGCGTTTTCTGCAATCTTTCCTTGTCACGCATCAGGGTTTGTGGTGTTGGACTGAGTTCGGCAATCTTTGCACGTAACCAGTTCCGGGAATTAGCAGCACCCGTTTTATACCCAGATTTAGCAAGTTCTTGACTTATTCGGTTAATTAAGTAGGCCATGGTATATTTATTCGCATCTTTACCCTAATCTAGGAAAAATGTTATATAAGTAGCAGTGTGCTGTTTCATTTGATTCCTAGTTCCTTCTCTGTGATGATCTTGAATTCCCAACCATGTTCATGGCAGAATTCATCAGCAGCTTTCCACTTAGACTGATTTACCACATAAGTTATAGATTCTGACAGGTATCTCTGAGTCCTGCGTTTCTGAGATGGTTTTTGTGTTTGAGACTGTGGTTTAACTTCAATTACATAAGTCATTACTTTACCATCTTTTTTCTTTACCTTGATAACAAAATCCGGAAAATATCTGTGCATCCTCTTGTCAACAGGTGAATAGTAGGGAATGACAAGTTCTTCGGATGCCCACCAGATGATATTTTCTTGGTCATCAAAATACTTCATACACCTAAGTTCCCACGAAGACCTGTAGATAATGTTTTTTGCATTACCTTTGTATTTCTGTGGATTCTTTGGTGTGAATCTGCCTTTGTAAGAATTCTTTCCGTAGGTCATATAAATATTTAAAATTGATCATAAATATATAGTCAACTAGGAAATCTTAATGGCTCTTTTCTCCCTAACAGATATAAAATACAAATCCGAACAAAGGCGGGTTAATAATTCAGATTCGGATTTGATGGGCAATACTAATTATAGTTATGGTCTTCATCGTTTTCCTCAGGATTTAGGTAGTGTCGATAAAGGACATTACATGATCTTTCACATAAGCGTAAGCAATTTAACCAATGAAGAATATAAATGCTCTGGACTAGTAAAGAAGTCCTCTTCAAAAGGCACAACTATAAATGATATTGTCCAAAAAGCAGGTGAAGGATATAAAGGAATAATTAATCTGACTAAGGAAAAACTTGGCGTGGATGTTGCAACACCTTTTATAAGTGCAGTGGGTGCCATCGGTGATAGTTTTAAAACTAATGCGCCGGCTGTCACCGCCGCCGGAAAAGCAACCGTTGAAATTGCTAAGAGTGCGTTTGATACATTTAAAGGTTTAGGTACTGGCGGTGAGTATGATAGATTCAATATGACGAGAAAAACAACGCAGATTAGAGATACTATAGCGTTATATATGCCCAATACGTTAGCATTTACTCAAAGTCAAAGCTTTTCAAATGTGTCAAGAAATGATATGCTCACAAACTTGGATGTTGCCAAAAGTTTAATTCAACAAGCTGGCACTAACGAAGCTATGGGATCAGCGTTAGCGGGTTGGGTAGCAGGAAGATTTGGAAAAGATGCTGGTTCATTTTCTA